CTTAAACTCTGGTAGCAGTGCCTTCAGTGGCGAGATGCAGTCCCCGACGTAGGCTTCAGTCGCGTCGTGCATCAGGGCCGCAAACTTGGTGTGACGCCCGCCCACCACAATATTAGAACAGTACACCGAGTGCTCGGCCACAGAGTAGAAGCGATCTGTCGCACCGTTAAACCGGCCAATGCGTGCCAGGTGGTGCGCGATGTCTTCGATACAAATCGCACTCAGTAGCGGCATTTTAAGATCTAAGATTCTGCCTGAATTAGTTACAAGTTTGCTCATATTATTCCTTCCTATATCGTTGCCCGCGCCAGCCGCCAGCTGCCTTAATTGGCCAGCCTGTCGCCCAGTCGGGTAGCTGCATCATAAGGCTCTCGAACTCTTCTATCGAACCGTGGCCGATTGGAACCTCTGAAATTATTTCATCGTGTACGTGGCCGACGATTGGGTATCCACCAGCTTCGACACACTTCATGCCGTGCGCGAGCAGATCCCTGGCCACACCTTGTACTGCGTTCTCTGTGAGCATACCGCCATATGTGTCCACACGTATCCAACCCATCTTGCCTTTCTTCGGGTTGCTGTTGTTCATCATGTGGGTCAGTGACCAGCACTCCCCTCCGGATCGTCGATCCACAGACTCTTGGAGTCGAGGCTGGTGATAACTAAGGCACCGTCCACTAGGGAGTAAGCAATACAGCACATCCCCGAAGACACCATATCGGAGAAATCTCCAAGTGTGCCACTGGCCTGGGTTGAGGCAGGCAGCGATAGCTGTTCCCTCAAGTCCGAATAGTTCCGGCTTAAAATTCCAAGATCCAGGTGCTGTCTCACGGTGCTGTCCTCCCCACATTTCTACTATGGCGGGAGACTCCTCGCGCCACTTCAGAATGCTTTTCTTAATAGTGTCCTCGTCCATGTGCTCGTCGGCACCGAACTGTTTCCATGCACCGATCCAGCCTTGATACCCTGACGCAAGCTCCGGCACTTTGCCGAATGGCTTTCGGTGTGGATGGCTCTGGCCCGTGCGTGTTTGGTATTCGATCATCTCTTCAAAAGGCGTGCCTGTAATTTTAGATGCACACATCTCGTAGATTTTCCCGTGGGTATTGAACACGTCAATGCGCCACTGCTCCCCAGCAAGTACTGCCAGCACCACTGCCTCGATGGCAGAGTAGTCAGAGCACAATAGTTCGTTACCAGGTGCAGCCGTTACCATGCCGCGCATTGATGCCGCGATGGCACCGTACAGCCCCGCGCCAAGGTAGTGGTTCGCCATCGTGAAGTCGCAGGTTATAAGCATGTCGATTACGCGATCCATGACATCACCGGACCACTCGACTGGTTCAGCCAGAGGGTCCCCGATAACGCAACGCTGGCAGTATTCAGTGTGGGCCCCGTAGACAGAGTCGCAGCAGGTGGCCGGTCTCAGCTTCGGCCCGTTGGCCACCATGTTTTGTAGCTGCAGTCCCTTTGACGCCCAGCGGCCCGTATGGGCACGATAGAACATGAGAGTGTCGCGCATTCGATCATCGGCTGATGTTCGTTTAGTCAGAGCTTGTAGCTTCTTGACGCCAGCTGAACTGGTGGCTTGCCGTATCTCCAGAGCTTCGCGTGCAGTAGGGTGGATGTCGTGCTTCAGTGCTTCAGACAGTGTGTCTTCATCTAAGTTGTCGAGGTACACCCCGTGCCCTTTAGCCCACTCCATCAGGTCTTTAACCTTCGTGGTGTTTTGGACAGCTCCACCAGTTATGTGGTGGATTCGACTGTCGTAGTGATCCTTACCCTGGTTAACGATTGCATTGAGTGCTGCCACTGTTGGCACATCTATCTGGATGCCGCGAGTGTTGATGGTTTGATCGAGGATCCAGAGTTCCAGTTCAGATTCTGATAGGTCTGGGCAAGCCCCAGACACAGAGGATTCTGCTACGATGTCCTGCAGATTGTATTGGTACAGTTCAATGCCCTGCGGTTCCTCTTCGGGCCTGATACGTTTTCGTGGGTCTAGTTTAGTTGGCTTTCGGGGACAACAGTAACGCTTGATGACACGTTTGCCTGCAGCTTCATCTTTAGACTCCAAGCCAACGACTTGGGACACCATTCCAAGTGCTCCAGGTAGACTAAAAGCCCGAGCTTTCGCTGCGGAGCATCGTAGTTGGGCAAGCCGTAGCTCGGGCCAACCAAGTTTTGTGTGTGCCACATGCTTCCATATGTAGAACTCGAACGCTGAATTATGGGCCTCAAGTAAACCTCCGTTAGTAATGTGGTCAAGTAAATCTTGCGGGGAAGGGAGATCGGGAGTCCACAGTCTCCTACCTTTTCCCTCCTTCAGATCATAGGCGATAGATAATATCTCGGTGCTTGGGTGCTCAGCGTAAACTGGTGCGCCCACTTGTGAGATGCCAGCGGTTTTTCCAGGCCCTGAGATTGAGATCCACTTTTTGTCACCTTCGCGCCAGACATACCCTGCCTCGCTGTAGGTCTCAAAGTCAAAGTCCGGAAGGACTGTCGAGATCGACAGCCCAGCCGGAACAGTTTGTCCTGCAGTTAACAAATGGCTCATGCGGTAGGAGGCGCAAGGAAGCCAGGGTTAGGAGCCACAGGAGCGGGGGCCGGAGCCGGAGCTACGGGTGGTGCGACTGCAGCCGGAGCTGCAGGTACTGCAGCCGGAGCGGCAGGTACTGGAGCAGGTGCAGCCGGAGCTGCAGGTGCAGGTGCAGGAACCGGAGCTGCCATGCCAGCGAACTGGTTAGCAGGGGCCGGAGGTGTCGTACTCGCGCCCGCAGGTAGCGCACCAGGTGCGCCCTTAAACACTTCGTTGGCGTCAGGTCCACCGTTGATCTCTTGACCGAAGGCCACAAGATTCACCATGTTAAGATTCAAGAAGAGACCCGGCTTGTTCACGTCGCGGTTGTCCTCTACTGAACCAGCGAGCTGCACGAAGTAGCCAGACTTAACTTCTTCTGCGGGGATCTCGATCATCTGGCCGCTACCATTGTCCTTATAGCACTTGGGCGCAAAAGATGTGGTGAACCTGAAGATCCAATGACCAGCGTGGCCCTCACGGTCGGCATAGGGCTTGCCGCCACTGTCCACACCGTCGCCATCAAGAAACTTGTAGGCGTAGTTCGGAGGGATCACACCGCTGCGAGCCTCCGTCGCACACTGTGTGAGCTGGGCAAAAAACTCCGCTACTCCAGGTGCGGTCTTCTCGATTGCGAGACCGACGTAGTACTCGACTCGTGGTTGGCCAGCGTTCGCGCCAGACTTCCATACGAGGGGTTGATCATAAAAGTCGGTAGTGTTTCCGCGAGATGCGGAACCTTGCACTATCCGTCCAACGGGTGTAATTATATTCATACGTTTGCTCCAGTAGTTTTAGAAAAAATCATGTTGGCGTCCGTGCCTTTGTCTCTCACAACCTTGGCTCCTGTCGAGGGTGCGGAGGCCAGAGCGGATAAAGTAGCGTCTGCTTCTTTACCTTTGAGTCCGGCCTTCATTAATCTACGCTTTGCTTCAGCGGGGGATACGCCTTCAGGATCTTTGAGCAGGTTAACACCTGATCCTTCACCTACCATCTGCAGCGTGTCGATATCGACATCCCACTTCCGGTGGCCTTTACCCATCACTACACTGAAGTGAGGTATAGACTTTCCTGCAGCTATGCGCGAGGCGATCTCGTCATCAATAGCTTCTTTGCGGTACTTCAGAGCTGCCATCGCATTCCCTAAAGTGAGTCCCTCAAACGCGAGTGCCTTATCGGTGAGCGGTTCCGGTCGAACCGTATTTTGATAAGACACTGCGTCGAGGGCAGCTTCACGAGCACTCGCGCACTCGTGACGTGCTGGACAGTGGCGGCAGTGATTGCCGCTCTTCGTTTTAGGATCCCCAGACATCGCCTCAACAGCTGCAGCCTTCAGAATATTTATGTTAGCTCGCAGATCTACTGCGGGTACTATCCATTCTTTAACGGGGCCATTGGCAGTGAAACACCGTGGCTGAATCACATGGAAGTGAACCGTTAGATCCATCTCCTCGGGTGCAGGAACCAGGGACTGGCTGCTGTCCATCACACCGTCGTAGTAGCAAAGCAGCTGCCAGTTCTCATACGCTGCCACATCCCCGTGACCGTACTTGTAGTCCCAGATGTGAAGAGCCTTATTCTCCTCGTCGTACATGCCAGCGTCGGGAGTACCGGCACACTCTTGGTGGATAGAAGTCTGCACATGCTGTTCGATATCTAAGTGCGCGAAGTTCGTGGCCGCTGCCACAAGTTCTATCTCTTCGAGGTATAACCTGGCACCTCGCAACATATCGTCGGTGACAACCACACCATTGGGTGCTATCTGTCCTGAATAATCTGCGAGGTTTTCAATAACCAATCGGCCATTCTCTTTGCAATCGTACAGCATCTCTTCACACACCCAGTGCGCGGCAGTGCCTTCGTCCGACTGTTGCTTCCACTTGTCGCTCTCGACGACGACAGACTTCATAATGACAGAGCCCGGGCAATGGACCCAGACTTCTGCCGATGATGGGGCTAGTAAGCTGTGGCTCATGCTATGAGTCCCAGCTGAGCAGCGATGTTGTTTCGCGCAGCACCATTGTCAGCCAACTGGGCGATTGTTTCTACGCCCGCTGGTGCCAACAAAGGAGTTACGTCCCCCGCAGTTTTGCCGGACTGCTTCAGACACTGTAAAAACTCCGGCCAGTTCAGGCCACCTTCTGCATTCTCTGCAGCAGGGGGCGCAGGTGGAGCTGCATTCTCTGGAGCAGGGGGCGCAGGGGGAGCTGCATTCTCTGGAGCAGGGACAGCGGCTGGGGGTGTGACCACACTAGATTCACTATTGACGGCAACCGCAGGCTCTGCAGGTGCAACTGCAGCAGCGAGCTGTCGGGCAAGCTCTTCTCGTGCTGCGACATCTGTGTTCTTCTTCCAGATCCAGCGGCCCGCCTCTTTAGATGACGTGCCGTACTTCTTTTTGTTAGAGCTGTGGATCTCAGCATTCCAAGGAACGCCCGCGCTGTCCACTGGGCATTGCTCACTGAGAGTGAGCGCGCGCTGATCGCCTTCTGGCTCTGGGGCGTGGATTGAGTCTTCTTCTGCTTCAGATCCAGACGCTTCGATTTCTGCTTCCGAGACGGCAGTTTCCGCTGCCGCACGAGCGACTGCGTCCTGCTCTATTACATCGTCAGGGTCAGCGACGAGAGACGAGTCCACGTATGGCACTTCAGTAGATCCGTTAGGGAATGCCTTCTTCACTGCAGCATCTGCAGTAAGACCCGCGTCGATGTCGTCCTGCGTGAGCGTGATACTAATATTAACTTGCATGCTTTTCTCCAGGGTTAAAAAGTATTTGTTGTTGACGGTTGAGGATAATACCTCCATAATGTCCACCTCGTCAACAAGAACTTAAATTCAATTCCAAAATTTCAGAATAAGGGCCGCGTTTTAAATGCAGTACAGACCGTACCAACAAGAACTACACACGGGGATCTACAACTCGTGGAAAGAAGGGAACAAAAATATAAGCTGCGTACTCCCCACCGGAGGAGGAAAGACAGTGGTAATGGCTGGCGTCATCAACGAGTGGGACCGGGGACATGTGATCGCCATCGCACACCGGAAAGAATTGGTGGGGCAGATAGCGATGGCTCTTGCAGCGAACGGAGTGCACCATCAGATCGTCGGGCCAGCTCCAATGGTTCGATACGTTTCCAACAGACAGCGGCTAAAGATAGGCGCGTCCTTTCACGACACCTCGGCCAAGACAATAGTGGCCAGCGTAGACACACTGATTGCACCTGGTCGGCAAGAAGCCGTGGCCAGATGGAAGGATCAGGTGGGGCTCTGGGTAATCGACGAGTGCCACCATGTGGTAACCGGCAACAAGTGGGGTAAGGCCACAAGCCTATTCCAGAATGCTTCGGGTCTAGGATTCACTGCCACATTATGTAGAGCAGACGGTAAAGGACTGGGCAGCCACAGTGATGGTGTGTTCGATACGATAGTCGAAGGCCCGCAGATGCGAACCTTGATTGACCAGGGGCACTTGTGCGACTACAAAATATTCGCACCTCTTACATACATGCCGCTGGGCACTGAGGATCTCGGTGCCAGTGGTGACTACAGTTCCGCTAAACTAAAAGCCGCTTCCAAAAAATCTAAAATCGTGGGCGATGTTGTTGGATCCTACGAGAAGTTTTGTCTAGGAAAATCCACTGTAGTCTTCGCCACTGACTTAGAAACTGCTGGTGATATGCACATGAGTTACATTGCTGCAGGTCACAAAGCAGAAGTGGTCAGTGCTAACACGAAGGATGCGGTTCGATCAGAGATACTAGATAGATTCGAGCGTAGAGAATTTCAGATCCTAATCAATGTAGATCTACTTGGCGAAGGTTTCGACTGCCCAGGTATTGAAGCAGTAATCATGGCGCGGCCAACAGAATCTTACGGTCTGTACTGCCAGCAGTTTGGCAGAGCACTCCGTCCCCTGGTAGGAAAAGAGTACGCGCTGATCATAGACCATGTAGGGAACGTTGTGCGGCACGGACTACCAGATGCACCACGAGTGTGGAGCCTCGACGCTAAAGAAAAGAATCCCAAGACCGTTAACCCCGACGATCAGATACCGCTACGGTACTGCGAGGAGTGCACACAGCCTTACAGTCGTGTGCTGGTAGAGTGTCCGTTCTGCGGAAACGTGCCGAAGCCAGACGCCAGAGGCAGACCAGAGTTCGTTGATGGCGACGTGTTCGAGATCAGTCCAGAAGTACTAGCCGAGTTACGGGGAGAGATTGCCAAGATAGACACACCTGCTAAAGAAGTCACCGACAGAATGCGTGCAATGGGAATGGACCCCCGAGCAATCGGTGGCGCGTTCAAGAACATTACAGCACGGAGCGAGATGCAGGCTGCACTTCGGGTGTCCATGCAATGGTGGGGTGCTGCAGAAAACGAGCAGGGTTTCTCAGACCGTGAAGCACAGCGTAGATTCTTTCATAAGTTTGGGGTGGATGTACTCACGGCCCAGACACTTAACAAAGCTGACGCATTGAAGTTAGCTAACAAATTAATAGTTGACCTGGGAGGTCCGGAGTTATGAAAAACTTATTTATAAACATAGTACAGTTCGTATTGTTCTGGGCAGTCGGGGCGTTCACCCTCGCTGTCGGAGTGTGGACACTGGGTCACCAGTCGTCTGCTGCTTTCGAGCTGGTATTCATCTTGTTTCTCTTCGGTTCGTTTTGCATCGCCTACCCGATCTACTACGCGTCCACTTGTTTTCCGAGGCGTAAATAATGAAAAACGCAGATGCGCCAATAGCGGCTACTCAAGAAAAGCTAAAGCCCAATATGGGGCTAACCAAGCGTGAGCACTTCGCAGCTGTGGCAATGCAGGGGCTTCTATCGAATCCACTCGAAGTCCCGAGTACAGGGGGGAAGAAGCTGAAGAACTTTATAGCCACATGCTCTATTGACTTTGCTGACGCTCTCCTAGAGGAGTTGGAGAAATGAAAGTACAAGCGATCAGCTCGTGTGCGTGCCACGGTAAGATCTGCACGATGTGCGACCACCGTGTGGCTGTGCTTCAGATAGCCACCTCCTTGCTGCCAACGTCTACAACAGAGCGGCCCTCAGTACACGAAAATCTTTGCCAAGAGTGTGCAACCAGGGTCGGAGAGAAGCTGATCGAGTACGCGAAGAGAAAGCCTTACCGCACTTTGCGCGAACTCAAAGAGAGACAGGGGATACGCACATGAGCGTTAAAGACTGGCAAGCGAAATGGAACATCAGTGACCTGGCACTGCACGAACTACATCTGGAACTGGTGCGAGAAGCCAACCCGCTTACGATGGATCCCAAAACTCCAGAGCACATTGTCCAGGCCAACATAAGAGTCGAAGCTGCCGAGAAAGGCATGGTGCTGTGGCGCAACAATGTGGGACTGGCATTCGATGACCGTGGTAATCCGATTCGATTCGGACTTGCGAACGACAGTAGCAAGATGAATAAGAATATAAAATCCTCAGATCTTATAGGAATTCGTCCGGTCACCATCACTTTACCGATGCTTGGCACCACAATTGGACAATTTGTTGCACGAGAAGTTAAGCGTGCAGAGTGGACGTACAAAGGTACACAACGAGAAGCAGCGCAAGCCAAATTCTTGGAACTTATACTGTTATATGGGGGCGATGCGGGCTTTGCGAGTGGCCCAGGCACCCTGTAATAATTGACCGTTAATCTCACAAGCTATAGACTATTCACCCCCTAGAAGGAATAACCCGATGCCCCGTTTAAGATTAGACCCGCACATCCGAAAAGAAAACCTGATGCAATCTGCACTTGCTGTCACACGTAAAGTGGGACTGGCCAGAGTCACCAGAGAACTGGTGGCAAGGGACGCAGGTGTGGCAGAAGGCACCGTCTCTCACTACTTCAATACCATGAACCAGTTGCGTACTGCCGTGAGCAAACACGCCCTCAAGAAAATGGATGCACAGATCTTATCTATGATGCTGTCGGATCCGAAGTTCAAATCTAAGTTACAGGACAAACACAAAGAAGCCGCACTCCGATACCTACAGGACTAAACATGCAACATTTACCAAGAGCATTCGCAGGATTGGGTAGCTACCCTCAATTTATCCTGTGCCAGATTGCCGAGAAGAAAGGCAAACTGATAAAGCTACCGCTAGACCATCGAACAATGAGAGCCGGAAATCCACATGACCGTGGCACCTGGTTAAGTTTCGATGAAGCCGCGAAGAAAGTAGAACAGCTGACAACGGTTGAATCTGATTACTCTGTAGGATTCGTGTTCACCGAAGAGGATCCTTTCTTCTTTCTCGACATCGACAAGTGCATTGATGCAGACTCCGGTGAGCTGAATGACATCGCTCGGTATCTGGTTAACGCGTTCCCTGGAGCAGCTGTGGAAAAGTCTCAGTCTGGTCTGGGCCTACACATATTCGGGATGGGCACTTGTCCAGATCACAGCTGCAAGAACATCCCACTAGGGATTGAACTCTACACACAAGAAAGGTTTGTGATGTTAACAGGTGACGAGGCTACCGGAGACGTGCGTACCGATTGTTCCTTACCCCTTGAGGTGATAGTCGATGCGTACTTCTCCGGAGCCGCTGCTGCAGATGACGGGGAGTGGAATGATTTCCCTCACCCAGACTGGAGCGGGCCAGAAGACGACGATGTTCTAGTGTCCAAGGCAATGGGTGCTACCAGTGCGAGCGCAGTGTTCGGAGGCAAGGCCACATTCAGAGATCTATTCGAGGCGAACGAAGCAGTGCTCGCAGTAGCTTACCCTGACCAGGGGGGCCGAGAGTACGATGCCAGTTCTGCAGACGCAGCACTCGCTCAGCACTTGGCGTTCTGGACCGGAAACAATCACGAGAGAATAGAACGGATAATGAATACCTCTATGCTCGTGCGGGACAAGTGGGAAGCCCGAGGAAGCTACTACTTGCCGATGACTATTCGCAAAGCTACCTCACGTCAAACCGAATTCTATAACGCGGGACACAAAGCAAAGCCCGCACCGCAAAATGTTGCAGCACCTGCCGGTCTCCCCAATGCACCCGAGACTACTTCCGCACCAGAGGCGACTGCCGGTTACCAGTTCATGGGACTGGACGAGCAGATCGAACACTTCAAAGGGTGTGTGTACATCAGAGACACTCACAGAATCTTCGTTCCTGATGGGGCATACCTGAACACCGAGAGATTCAAAGCTACCTACGGAGGATATGTGTTCTCCCTAGATAACATGGGCAACAAGACTTCCAAGAATGCGTGGGAGGTTTTCACTGAGTCTCAAGCGTTTCGATTTCCAAAAGTGAATGGCACGATGTTTAGGCCAAGCCTAGCACCAGGCCAAATTGTTGAGGAAGAAGGGAGAACATACGTGAACACCTACACCCCCGTAGTTACCAAACGTATTGCGGGGGACGCAACAATCTTTACTGATCTGGTGGAGAAGATCGTACCTGATGAAAGGGATCGCCAGATACTCATGTCCTACCTCGCAGGAGTCGTTCAGTACCCTGGAGTTAAGTTCCAGTACTGCTGTGTTCTTCAAGGCACAGAAGGCAACGGCAAGAGTACACTGCTGCGGGCAGTCGAGTACGCTGTCGGGCGACGGTACACACACCAACCGAACTCCGGAGAGCTGGCGAAAGGTGGTGGTAAGTTTACCAGTTGGCTTGAAGGGAAACTATTCATAGGCGTGGAAGAGATCCACGTAGAGAATAAACCCGGGGGACTGCTTGACTCACTGAAGCCCCTGCTCACAAACACCCGTATCGAGATGCAAAGCAAAGGCCAAGATCAGGTGATGGGAGACAACGTGGCGAACTGGCTGCTGCTGTGTAACCGCAAAGATGATGTGCCATTGACCACTGACAGCAGACGCTACTGTGTGTTCTACAGTGCCCAGCAGAAACGGGCAGACTGCACACTGTCTGGCATGACCGATGAATACTGGAATACTTTCTGGAACTGGATGAAGAAGGAGGACGGCTTCGCAATTGTTAACAACTATCTGCAGGAGTACAAGATCCCCGACGAGTTCAATCCTTCTATGATTTCACGAGCACCAACGACATCGGTAACACTTGAAGCCATCGAGCTTACGCAGGACCCCATAGATCAAATGATCTTGGAGGCGATAGATGTAGAGATTCCAGGCTTCAGAGCTGGGTGGATTTCCTCTATCGTGCTGCACGCGCACTTGAAAGATCACAATATGTCCTTGGCCTTCACGAAGACTCGGATGATGATGCAGAAGCTAGGGTACGACTGGCACCCTGCAGCAATCGAAAGCAAAGGAAAGTGTGCTCGCAGGATCCCTTCCGAGGGCGGCAGGCCCACGCTGTACGTTAAACGGGATCACCTATCATACAATCTACCTGATAACTCAGCGGTAGCCACGGCCTACGAGAAGGCCCAAGGTTACCAGCTGTCACCGGAGGCACACTTTGGAAATTCTCAACAATCTTAATCAATCAGAAGTTGCGTTCCTCATGGGCGTAGCTACCGGATACTTCATGGCCGCACTTGTGGTCTGGTGGTTCCTAGTTATAAGGAGAGACTACGATGCGTAGATCAGAAGAGCACGACCGCCTGGCAGAGAGCCTTGCGGCCTCGCACACTATGTCCAAAGACTTTCCACTGGGAAAGCACTGGCACCAGCTGTCAGCATCCGAGCAGGTAAAGTACTTAGAGATGGCGTGGGAACAGCTGACCGAAGAGACCCCCAAGCATATCCACTACTTCAAGGATATCAGTCACCTTGAGTGGATGGATGTGTACAGAGTGCTGGATCTGTTCGAGGTGACTGACCCTTGCATCCAGCACGCTACCAAGAAGCTGCTCGTGGCCGGAGGCCGTGGTGCAGGCAAAGATATAAGCCAAGATATTCAAGAAGCCATCGACTCATTAGAGCGGTGGAAAACTATGGAGAAAGAAAATGTTTAAGTTCAGCACCAGGTCTACCGAGATACTATCTACCGTTGACGAGAGACTCCAAAAGATTGCCGCGATGGCACTCGTGATCTCTCCCATAGACTTCGGGTTTCCACCAACTGGTGGGCTCCGATCTCAGGAAACGCAGTACGAATTATTCAAGGATGGTAAAAGTAAAGCAGATGGATTCTCACAGAGGAGCTACCATCAGACCGGGCAAGCCCTGGACTTCTATGCTTATGTGGAGGGCAAGGCGAGTTGGGAGAAGGAGCACCTGGCAGTTGTAGCAGCTGCATTCCTACAGGCTGCTGCCAAGCTAGGTTACCCGCTGGAGTGGGGTGGCCTCTGGAAGAATTTCAAAGACTACCCCCACGTCCAGCTAGTCGCAGTCTAGGATATTCTCTAAGTCTTCTGGTGTGACTCCGGTCACATCTACGTTCGCTGGGATCTCCACGTAGTTAACCTCTACCGAGGAGTCCACGAAAGGATTCACACCAGTAGCGATCTCCCCGCACACACGGACAATAGCATTCTCATTCTCTTCCACCAGCAGTTGCTCTAGTGGGTTGCCCGTCGAGCAGGCTGCCAGAACGATTGCGACTGGAACTAACAAAAATAATCTAGTCATAATACTTCTCTCTCTTTGTTTGCCCAGTAAGCGTCATGCCCCAGGTCAGTTACCATGTTGTAGTAGAGCAGCGCACGCTGTCTGCGTGGCCACTTCAGGATCCAGCTGGACCTCAATTCGATAACAGCTAACAGGTTTGTTAGCATTTCAGCGTCGGCCCTCTTCTTATCTGACTCAGTCTTACCCACATGATAAGCGTAGTCGTGGATGTTGCACACCATCCCGATGTACATTCCCCAGATGTGGTCAGGCACAAAATCAAACTTCGCTCCTGCTGCACCACACCCGTTGCATATCGCCATCAGCTCCGCGAATTCTGTCTCAAGAAAACCCTCGGGTGCTTTAAGCATGCCCGACTGTACGAGTTCTATACTCTCGACAATGGAGCCCACTTTACCTGGGCGACGGACGAACGGCACTATTCTATTCCTCGGTCATGGTGTAGTGTACGCGAATTTGTACACGGTGTGGTTCGTTCTGGCCTCTAGGAATAGGAGGCCCTGCGCTTTGTCAACATGCACTGAGTACATAGCGGTACTGCCCCCGTGCTCAAGTCCCCCGCCATAGGTCAAGGTAGTTAGATCCCAAGCGGTGCCAAAGCTGAAGTAATGCACGAACCCCGTGTCTGTCATAATAACCCAAAGTTCTGTTCCGTCAGCAGAGATGTCTATGTCGCCATAAGTGCCCAAGTCCAGTCCCGATAGAGTCTCAAGGTTTGCAGCGTTGCCGTCGGCTGCTGCGTCGCTTAGATCCCAAGGTGTGGTCATTCCGTATCTGACGATTGCGCCCACACTGGACACACCGTATATGTACGCACCGTCCTTGGATGATTTGAAAGGTGCAACCCCAGCGTTGGGGCTGGTCACTCTGCTGAGAGTGTCTTCCACCGCAGTGGACACATCCCAAGGGGTGGACATGTTCCACTCCCCCAGCCGCGAATTGGTCGCATCGTGTACCGTCATAGTCGTGCCGTCCGCGCTAACAGTAACCCCGTACGGCTGCCCTGCAGCGTGAGTGAGGGTGGTCGCAAAAGTGGCAGTGGACAAGTCATACGGAGTGGAGAGATCCCACTCCTGCACGGTGTCTGTCCCGTCGATTTCAGTGTACAGCATCCTCGTTCCGTCAGCGGTAAAGAAGACACTGGTCTGGCTGACTTGGTAGATGTCCGTCTCCAACAGGGAGATGCCGAGCACACTGCCACCAAGCCCCGCTGCGGATCCCGCAACGGCAGATGCCAGGTCACTGGCCACGTTTTCCGATCCTGTGTATGTTATTCCCATTAATCTATGCCTTCCACCTCGGTGACGATAACGTCACAGTCGGGGCTAGTAGCTCCGGTCAGCTTCACATACAGGGACATGCCCCCGCCCACACGGTAGTACTGGTTGTGGCCAGCGTCGAGTGTCGCGTCGATGTAGTTTACAGAGAACGACGTGGTGGCCAAGTCTTCTCCCTGTGGAAGAACACCGAAAGACATCGTGCCGCTGCCGATACTCTCGTCGGATCCGATCATCACGGATACTCCGGCAGCTTTCGCGCTCGTTGATCCGATCAATACGTCGGACTGGTTGCTTGTTAAGTTTATGATGTTGGCCATTAGAATTCCTCTACTCTAAACAATTTTAGTAAACGTGGCGTCAGTGGTGCCAAGCACGAACGCCCCCGTGAATGTAACCTGGTATATGCCTGCACCAGCTGCACCTTCCGCTGCTGCAGGAATAAGCATCCCCGCCACAACATCGGAGCTGGCATTATAATCCACTACGCGGGCCCAGTCTCCTGAAGCCGCCTCGTATATGCCGTTCTCGGTCCCGTCGGTCTGGTCTTTAACCAGCACGCGGTCTCCGGCAACGATAGACACGGAGTCAATTGTCTGGGCCGCATTCAGTGTGATGTTAGCCGTGGTGGCCGCACGGACTGGGGGCTTTACCCCACTGCCCGGACTGTTGCTGAGCCTATCTTGTTGTGCTGTAGCCATTTCTTAATTCCTCTGTTTGCCTTCAACGAATGGTTGCAGTGCTGTGCCTATGTACTCTGGGATGGTCTCTGGAGCTTCCTCGTTCCCCTCTAGGGCTGACACGGTGTAGTCCAGCAATCTTACCACATTACCAGAGCCAGGTGCTGGCACGAATGTCCCTGCCACCTTGATGAAGTTCTCAAGGTTCTCTAGGGTCTTGGGCCAAGAAGGGTCTACTACTGCGTCGTATAGGTCCGCTCCCGTACCAGGAAACCCTTGCACAGTACCCAGAGCATCGTCGAGCAGTGTGCTTGGCTTGAAGTTTGTTTGACCTGGAGTTATGTCTCCGAAGATAGGGATGGTCGCGCCCATGAATCCGGAGTAACCCAGTCCTGCCCAGATAGCCACTTCTTTAAGGAACTCGCCCTCGTCTTCATCGTCGTCCCATTTCGGGATGTTCATGGCGATCACTTCAGACATGACCATCGTGAGCATGGGGGTCAGTACCAGTGCCTCAAACGCGGGGCGTGACATCCACTTCTTACCGCCCTGGGTGTTCCGGTACGCACGCTGGAAGATCGAGCTGTTGAACCAAGATCCAAACACGGTCATCATTTTCATAAAGGCCGACTCGTTGGATCTGAATATTTTACCCAAGTGCAGGTCCATACCAGAACCGATAGTCTCGGCCACTGTGACATCTGCGTTTAGGATCGCCAGCTCTTCATCACCGTGCTTCTCCATCTCCCCTTTATACTTAGCAAGCCATGTGGGATAAGAAACCACCATGTCTAACATCACATGGGGAGTGAACCCGTGCTGGGCGAATCTGTTCACGGCTTGTTCTGCCTTCGATCCGGTCTCTACGCGCTTCATCAAGTCGGCTGCCTCGCGGTTGAGGTGAGCTTTACGAGATCTCATTTGTACAGACTTCGACTCCACGAAAGCTCTGTTCTCTGCAAAGTCCCCGTGGAAGGCCATAGATGCCGAGATGTAATTGATCGGCCCCATCTCTGCCATTGAAGGAACTACGGAGGCGATCTGCTGCATGATGTTCTTTACATTGTAAGCGAGATACATCATCGACTTAGCGTACCGCATTTGCCGCATCATTGCTGCCAGACCACCGATAGCATCGTGCTCTTTGTAATTTGTAGTTAGGCCCTGGATAGATTGCAGAAGAGCCTTGTCGAATCCTTCACCGTACTTCTCTGCTATCGCAACCCGAAGGTCCCTGTTGTTGAACAAGATCTGCAGGTCAGTAGCGGTCTTCGCGTACGCGATGTAGTGCGCGTTCTCTTCTATGTTTCTGTAGATATTCTGCACGTCAAGAAGCGGCTTCTTACCACCCGATCCTGTTCGCTCGATAATGGAACCGGCTTTACTTGGCACCACAGAGTTAATTGAGTTCAAAGGATCTTCGTCCAGTCTCACCTTACCCTCTATCTCACTAGCGGACCCACCATAGAACAATCGCATATGCCCGCCAGTCATAGCTTTTCCGTTGACGACAAAAGGAGTGTGGACAAGTTCAGGAGGGGCCGCGCCCTCTCTGTCGTGTGCAGCCTCGAATAGCGGCTTCATCATGTGGTTACTGTGCTCCCACACTGCCTGTACCATATCGAGCTCTTCGTCCGACATGTTCTCCATCATCGCCATCACATCAGAGTCTTCCACATTGAACCCTTCACGGACAGCATCTCTACTGCTCTCGGTTCCCCAGTACGCAGCAAGCATGAACCGCTGGCGTGCAGACAGAGTCCAGTTCTCTCCGGCTTTTGTCACCACAGTCCGAGCAGACTCAGAGCTGTCAGCCAGTTTACGAATGTCAAAGCCACCGAATAGTTCTTCCAGTTTCCCGTAGAAGTCTTCAGTGACTTTCAGTTTCGCATTCTCGGCTGCAGCTATGCGCCTATAGATACTGTCGAAGAAAGCACCGTCTCCCAGATCCCTAATCATGTTACGCAATGATGGAACCAGGTGTACCATGTGTTGCGCCCAGCTCGCGTGCCGTTTCTTCTTAGAGGACTCCCAGTCTTTCTTCTTCTTGGAAGTAGGCCCGTCATTTACTTGTTTGAACATGCCGTCGCGCTCGATCTCCAGCTCCGACTTCATTTCTCCGGCCAGCCGTCCTCCGACATACCGCAGGTGCTTGAGCTGGGAGTACACACTCTCTAGCTGCTCCAGGGTCATCTCGTCGAACGAAGGCAGCACTTCGAGCCCTGCCCGATACCCGATGATGTTTAAGTCTTTTAAGTTTACGTCCACGCCATCGCGCTGTTGGCCCGCAATCCAATCGGCAAACGCTCTTGCCCGCTTGAGCCTATCCTCGGGCTTCGGACGATTAGTGGTGTCGTACAGTTTAGCCAGTCGCTTCATGGACTGGATGTACTCTCCATCTACCTGAGTTGTTTTGTAGTCTCGCTTCTGCACACCCTTGATGTGTTCGCGGAATTTGATCGCCTCCTTCTGGGCTTTCGTTGCGGCCATGAACAAGTAGTAGTTAGCTATCTGCTTAACCTTAGCTTCGTATGCCAGCTCCGGAGTTGTGGCTTTTGCAGCCTCTTGCGCTGCTCGTACTTCGGCCCGATGGAATCTCTCTGGCTTCAGTTCCGAATAGGTCATGCCTGCTACGGACACAGCTGCTTTTGATTTCAAGAACTGCTTGTCGATAGTAGGAGTTTTGATATTGCGAGTACGCTTCTTGATCTCTTTTAGCTCTTCCAGCATTCTCTTTGCCTGATCCTCGTTGTGCATAGCCTCACGAGCTTGAGCTTCCAGAGATCCGTTCTTCAACGAGTCCCCGTACTTAGCGACCATGATCTCTTCGGCTGCAGCTTCGGACGCATCTTTGATGCCCTCAGAATTGTGGATGTCCACCACCATCTCTCCGACAGAGGCCCATCCCAGCTCTTGCGCCACCACCTCTGGGTCCGCGCCACCGTTCTTAGTTAAGAATTGCAGCTTGGACTTTTGGGGGATAGTGTCCACGCCCATAGCAGCCGCCACGGCTTGTCTGTCTAGCGGGGCCTTCTTCACTACCGCTAGTGCTTTGTAGAGTTTAGTCTCCATTAGCCGCGAACGCTCTTCTTGAATGATAGGAGCTTTCTCTTCGGCCCACTCTTTGGTTCTACGCTGCCGCAGTTCCTCAAGCAGTTTGTCGAACAATGTGAGTTTCGCTTTGTCCTTAGCATTCTTTTCCATCTTGGCTTTTCTGGCTTTGGCTTTCTTCTTCTGGGCGTCGGTCATGCCGAGATACTCTGCCTCAGAAAAGAACTGCTGGTACTCTGGCCCAGCGGCCACTGCTTCAATCTCAGCCTCGGTCGCAAGCATGCGGTCAAACACGTCGGTCAGCTCTTTGTTTACTGGTAGGCCAAGTTGCCGGATGGACTGGTATATCTTACTCAGCCAGCTGGCAAACTCTAGGAAAGCATTCTGCAATCCCCGACTCGGTGCTTTACCTGTACGCAAATAATCCTCAAAGGATCTCGCCCACAGCTCGTGGTGCTTTGTTTCTATCTGATCGAATGAGTCTACGCCTAGCAATTTAAGCATGGCTTTCTGGTTATCCCCCAGGCCGTACTTCTCAGCTAGTGCCATCTCAGTCTCAAGAAACATGTGGCCAGCTTCATGTAAGAAGGTAGACTTATCCGCACCGGCAAGCAGCGTGATTATCTTCTCACCGCTCTTCATTATTTCTATCTCGCCTCTGGGTGGCTCCTTCTTCTTAGAAGGGTCTTGAGCAAGAATCGTAGTCTCGTCTGCACGATCAGGATCGAACACAGCGTGGATAGACCGGATGTCCTCCGGACGATAAAGCGCAGTGTTCTTAATGTTGTCTGGGTCATTGTTGCCGCGTGCGGGATCCCCGCCTTCGAGCACAGTGAATCCGGTGTACCCTAGACTCTCAAATGCTGCCTGTATCGTGCGGTCTCTCTCAACCAGCTCCCAGTTGCCTTGCTTAATGGCGTGCATTCTCCAGTTTGCCCCGTCCAACAGCTGGTCGCCAGGGGTGCCTTCGTCCATCAGATGGACTTGTAGCTCCAGGTGGAGAGTAGCCTCTTCCTCTTGGCTAATGTTCTGATGGTCGAGGATCTTAGTCTCTTTGATTAGCACTGGGTAGACTGGGCCAACCCCCGTGGGCAGCGAGGGCTCAAAACCCTCGTTGTATCCTGCAAACGTGGCAGCGAATTCTGCGTCTGGAGTTACGAATATGAAGTCTCTTCCCTGGTCGAACCTATCGAGGACAAACCCCTTGATGCTGGTGGAGCTAGACCCGTGGTAGTACGTGTTTTTGATGTTGAAGCCCATCTCTTTCGCACGCTTCATTCTGGCCTCGAAGGTCATACCTTCTTCACCGAATTTCTTAACACCGCGAATCCAATCTGCAGACTCTCCGATGTCCTCGCCCTTGTAAGAGGTGTTCTTGTGAACGTATTCGAGGATTAGCTCTTCGGTCACCGTCTCTTCAAACTCGAACTCTACGTCTTGCGACATTCCAGGGAGCAGCTTTTCTAACTCTGCAAGCTGTTCGTCGAGAAGGCTCTGCTTCTGCTCTTCGGTAATCTCGCCTTGATTTAATTTCTTAGACTTTCTGGAAGATTTTGTTCCAGTTCCGCTGTCCACGGGTACGGCATCCCGTCCGGATATGCCATCTCCAGGTAGTTCTGCCTTGTAACTGGAATCTGGTACGCTTCCATCATCGCTAGTAGGGGATCCAACCCAGCTGGGGTCAGAGATTTGTCCTGCGTGTTCATAGATTAACTCCCTTGCTTTTGCTTGAGTGATTTTGCCATCGGCATACCGCTGCCAGATAGCTTTAATTTCCAACAAGTTCTCAGAGACTTGTACCTCTTTCAGCTTGCCTTTGTCTTTCTTGAATTCACCAGTGCCGATCTTGCGGGCACCTTTGTACTCCGGAGTAAATAATCCGCGTACAGCTTCCCAAGTAATAGACTGCATCTGCCGGGGCTGAAGCCCTGCCTTCTCCGCAGCACGTCGGTATGCTTCTGCATAGATTCCGTACATGCCTTTCGTCCCAGTGTATGCGGAGCTACTTGACCCCTTCCCACCGAAGTTATGAGTAACCTCAGTAGACCCACCGGCCAGGGGCTGCAACAGAGCAGCAGCTACAGCGTGAGTGTCAATGGTCACACTCATTCCGTCGCCTACCGGATTAATGATGTTGTTATAGAAGTTACGAACCTTGTGCATGTCGCCCAACTGGTTAGAGATATTTTCTTCGGAGGGTCTGTCCACTGCACTCACAGCTTTGGCTATCTCAGCTACGGATCCCCATCCTGTTTTCGTAGGCTCGCCCTTCACCGTGCGCTGCAGTTCTTGGAAATTACCTTCCGGAGAAACAATCCGATGTCCTCTGAAGTTGTGGGACTCGTCGTAGATACGGACCCACATTGCTTTCTCAGCGGACAGCACCTGTAGGCTTAATTCCTTTTTCTCTTCTTTGGTAAGCTCTACTTCTCGCTTGCCCACCTTCTTTGTGTCGTGCGGCCAGGGGCGAGCCTTGAGTTCGCTCAGCTTCTTACCTCTGATCTCTGCCATCGCCTTTTTGAACTTGGCACCGCCAAAAATTTGTTTGGCAGTCTTGGACATCTTGGTGTCCCACTCCGTGTTCTGGTGGTTGGTCATCGTATCAATAACGCGCTCGGCCAGACTGACATTCATGTACCAGTCTTTCTGCGGAGACAAGGATGCCATCACTCCGGCCACTGCTTCAGGAGTCATTCCGTACCGTTCGGATAATCTGTCGGTTATTTCTCGTGCGCCTTCATACCACATCGTGGCACGCTCACGCTCTTCGGCATTGAACTTATCGTGTAGCCACATGAGGTTATCCACCATGTGCTCGATCAGTCGCTCTGCTTTTGCTATGTCAGATCTGACATTCTTTGAAGGCCGGTAGTTTTCGTACTCGGTCATTGTGGCCACATTCTTAGAGAATGCTAACGCTACGTTTTTGGCCGCATTGTCAGACAGCTCGATGCCGATGCCTTGCATAGCATCCAGGCCCACAACCAGCTCACTGGCGCGGTGATCCTCTGTACTGCCGCCAGCACTGGGAGTACGAGTAGACAAACTTTTGCGCGGGGCAGCAGACTGGTTAAGCACAGTGCCCGAGAGATCCTCGATCTGCGCTTCAATCTGTTCGATCCTATCTTGGACAGCATTGATCTCGGCTTCTTTCTTCGACAACCCGCTGGCTCGGTACTCTTCCACCAAGCCATCTAGGGTTGTCGTGTCGAAACCTTCTAGCTGATCTTTATAATCGAGAAGACATTTTTCTAAGCTCATGTTTTATCCAGTAAGTTTATTTTCTATTGCCGCAGTTATGTCCAAGTGTATTGATGCACCGCACAGTCCGAACGATCTACAACGTAGAGCTTCTTACGATGCACGTCCATCGCGCAGCCGGACGTTTGGCTGTTCGCAGCGTCAGATGAATGAGTGACTTCGGTGCCTGCACGCGATACTTGAAATGGTACGTCTAACGGCAACACTCTTATGTTATTAGTGCCAGCCTCACATGTATGAACTATGAAAGCACCATCTGGTGTCACATCTAAGCCTCTGGCTGCCACAGTCCCACTCGACTGGTAAAACTGAGTGCTCATTCTGAGGGTGCTGAAATCCCACGGAGTCAGAAGCTCGAAAGTGCGAATCCGATACGCATTATCCCCCAGTACGCCCCATCTGCCGTCTGGGCTTAAAGCTATCCCTGTGGGTGCGATTCCGGTGTCAAACGTATGCACGGAGGCGAACGCGCCTGCGGAGCTTACGTCCCACGCAGTTGTCAGCGTGGCTTCAAATACCATCCGGTCGTTCACCTCAACGTACCACATCTTCAGCCCGTCAGGTGACAGACAGAAGTCTGCCATGATATCTGCCGCAGCATTCGTGGTTGTGCCGACACTTGAACTCGTGGTGATGTCACCTGGTGTGCCCATGTCGAAACTTTCAAAATTAGTGAGGAGCTCGCTTACAACGTACTCTACGCCACCTGGGTCGGTCTCCCCATTGGAGTTGAGCGCAATACCAAAACCTTTAGTACCTGCTCCGTATGCGGTCTCCATGCTGTCGTAAGTTGTAGGGGCGGGCGTGCCGTAGCTCATCAGCTCTGTTACAGACCCGTTCCACCGTATCTCGAATATGGCGTCTATGTCACTAACAACCACACCCACGTCATCTGGCAAAAACACAACTCCAGCAGGGTTAGATATGCCGTATGCCGCCCCGATGTCTGTCTCGCTCTGAAGAGTTGCCGAGGATGGGTCATATGCCGTGCTCAAGTCGAAGATAAACAGGTGGTCATTGCCAAAGTCAAGAACGGCCATTCTTGTGCCATCCTCATTATAATTGACTTGTCGGAGCTGCCCAATAGTGAGAGTAATCATCGCACCCAGGTCTACAGAGACCGCATCACTAACAACGCCCCCACTCAAATCAAACCCACCGCTTGTCACAGTGTATCGGTGCATAGTATTGTCAGTCTGGTCGAGTGCCCACAGTTTACTTCCGTCTGAATTGAAGCAGTGGCCAGTACAGCCCGTGTTTGCAGTAAGGCTCGCTAGTGCGAGACTATAGTCCGCAGTGCCCATCGTGCTCATGTCCCAAGCAGCGGTGAGTGAGTACTGTGTAATGTGCGTAGCCCGATTGAGACTCATTAGCAGACCGTCACTCGACATCGCAACGTCAGTCTGGTCGATTGCGCCCAGTCCAAAGGCTGTGCCACTGTCCGTAGAGGAGTAGTCGCCTATGTCGTACGCAGTCCCTAGAGTTATCTCTTCAATCTGATCTCCAACGGACGCAATATGATATAGCGCGGTACCGTCGTTATTCCACAGCAGTCCCCGGGACTGAGCCTCCACTGGGTGTCCCGATGCAGTGCCTATCTCAATCTCCCCTTGCCCGAGATAGTGCTCCACCATAGGCGTCAACTCTACACCGGCAGCAGCAGCATTGGGTGGGTCCCACTCGGTGAGCCCCCCGATCACAGCGTTGGTTACGTCTCGTGCTATTGTTCCGATTATTGCCACTATGGCGTCCCTTTGTTACGTGTAGTCAAATTCATGGGCGCAGTCGTTGGTTCTTACGCCCACGTATAGCTTTTTCAAAGGCTCGCAGAAAGCCACCCCGCTACAAGTGCTTGACCACGCTGGTACGGTTACCCCTGCAATAACACTAAGGTCGTGAGACGTGGCTGTGCCAGCGGTACTCAGGTCGAATGGAGTGGATAGCTCTTGTATCTGAAGCTGGTCGCTAGAATCGACAGATGCAAACCACCTGCCGTTCTCTGTTAGGGCGCAGCCCCTGCCTACGTCAGTGCCCACCGGCCACGAACCATTTGTTTTGCTAAGCTCAGTCAGTCCAGCCGAAGGAGTATATGCAGTAGTGAGAGCAAATGCTTTCGCATAGTCTGTTTTCGTGTGACTGGCGAGTATCAGGTATAGGCCGTCATCTGACATCCAACACCCTACAGGGAACCCATTGGTGTCAGCGTTAATGTCTGTCTCTATATCATGGTCGCCAAGGGTAGAGGACAGATCATAGGGTGTCGATAGCGTGTGTACGCTAATGTTCTGAAGATTAAGTGACACAGTTACTATCTTGCTGCCACCATCTGTGAAACAAACCCCCGCAGTCTGCTCAGTGGCGGTAAGGCCATGTGCGGTTGACTCGCCTTGCGTAGCGGTTGCTAGGTCTCCAGGCGTACCAGACATATTGAACCAAGGGTAAGCTGTGTCATCGAATCCCATGAAGGCTAAATGAACACCGTCGGGACTCGCAGCCACATCAAAACCTTGCGTAGCACTTGTGTGTATAAGACCGGCCACATACGTGAGACTACCAGCACCAGGTTCAGTGGTTGTGTCATACGGCCCGTCACCGGCAGCCGCGTTAGGCTGCTGCGGGTCAGTGTTCACGCCCACGGGGCTGCCCGAGACAGACCCTGCGATTGCTCCGACTGTTGCCATTGCGACGGGCCTCTAGTATTGCGAAACGAGGTAAGTGATGTCCGAGCTTGCCCCGCTCTGAGTGGCGAATATTTCCATACCAGCCCCCACGGTGTATGTCGCTGAACTGCCCGCAACGAGAGTCGCATCGAGTGCTTCGATCACACCGTCGTCTTCTGACGGGCGGGTCCCGATAGTGATCGTCCCGCTGTCCAGGTTGGCAGCTGCCGGTACGATGATGGACATGCCCTGCTTGAGTGAGTCCACAATCCCAAGGGAAGTGGCCGTGGTTCCTGTTACCTGTACTTTGAGTGCCATCTTTGTTCTCCAAAAAATTAGTCGTCAATAATACCACCTAGCGTGGTGTTACGCACCTCTGGTGCAATTAAGAAGCTGCTTGTAGGCAGCCAGTTCTTCTTCCAGTTCTTGCCGTCCCTCAACATCTGACAGTTCTTCTTGGAATAAAAAGTCACTGGGGTCTCCGTATACGGGGGCTTTAACCAATGTCAGAGGGCCGACTTGTAGTACTTCGGCTCCCTCGATCACTGGTTCCATCGTGGCTCTGTTGTAAAAATAACTATGCCTTTCAGGGTCATACCCCACTTGGATCCAGGCCGGATCTGTCAGAGCTTCATTGGCCATCTCGACGGCAGCTTCCGGAGTGATGTTCTTCCACTTACCTTTAACTACCGCAATTGTGCTCTTGGCCTTACCCGCAGCAATCTTCATCGACATGGGCTCGTGCGCTCCCAGTTTGCCCTCTGTGACCAAAGCCACACTGTCGTACCCTATGGATTTACCGGCCTTAAAACCGGCCCCAGGTTCGTGTACGGACACTGCCCACACACCGTGATCTCTGTACGCTGGGATATCCAGCCGCACACCCACATTGTGCCCTTCTTCGAGCTTGGCCGGTTCTCCTATCTTCGGCTTCTTATTTTTAGTAAGAGCCAGATCTATCTCTTCGACAGTGTTAGGAGTAGGCACAAATTCGTAAGGCGTGACCGGCTTGTGTTCGTTGACCAGGCGAGCGTATTCCCCGGCAGTCATCTCTCCGGCCTCTACCAGTTTGGCAGCTTCAGTAAGCTGCGGGATCCGCTGCGTAACCTCTTTGAAATACATGTCGATTCGAGGATTCGCGTGCTGGATCTTTACTTTATTTTTCTTCTTGCTTTTTGGTTTGGCTGTTTCCTGTTGCGAATCTGGAATCACTTCTTCTACCTGCTCGGCAGTTGGAGCAGGGGGAAGCACCCCTGCTTCTACGATTGCAGCATCCACCTGCTCTGGGGTCACAGTCACACTGGTGTCAGTAGTAGGAGTGATTTCCGGAGCATTCTCTATCTCTGGTGGTGGCTCGTACTTAACCTTCTTTTTCTTAGGTTTGGCTTTATCTTTAGCGTTAGGAGCCGGAGCGATACTAAAGTTCATCTCCTCGTATATCTCACGAGGCGTGACCTCGATCCCACGGGCCTGCAGCTCCGTAACCTTAGTGGTCACATACGCAGGGATAATTTGGGCAGACATATTGGATACGCCTCTGGACAAACGCCCAGACTGAACCAGCTGCTCTGCTACCTCTGTCTCTTATACACATCTCCGAGCCCACGAGACTAGGCATGATC